GGCATATCGTTTAGGTGGTTTTGCGCGGAATGACAACAATGTCTCGGCATTGATGAGAGTATCACCTGTACCAAAGAAGGTGTTACCAAACTCTTGGTCAAACTGAAGTTTGGAAGTGTTCGCTATTGTCTGACGTTTCCATTCCTCATCTCGTCCAGGAACATCATGCCAGTTTACGGTAAACGGAATAAACTCATTTGTCTTCTGTACCGCACCTTCCCATATCTTATGATATGTATTACCAATACCATTTGCGGTAGAGGTAATGATAACCTTAGTATCCTTACCCGCAGATACAACAGGATAGGTAGAAGTATAGAACTCGTTTGCTCTTTCCACAAACGCAAATTCGTCTAGGAACAATAGGTTCACTGACATACCACGGATTGAACTACCACTGGTCGCACTCGCAATGATACGAGAGTTATTACTGAACTCTATCGAACCTTTGTTGAGTGCCTTACATCCTGTTTGAAGAAAGAAAGGTAGGTTCTCTAACATAAGTGTGACCCGTGACAACATCTCTCTTGCAGTCGCACCTTTGTTTGCAAGTATCGCAATAGTCTTCTCACTATGAAAACAAGCATACCATAATATGTATCCGACTGAACTGATTGACTTACCACTTTGTCTACAGGCAAGTACGATAGAGAAACGATTATTATTGAAGTGTTCGAACATCTTCTCTTGGTATGGATACAAGTCAAAAGGGACTAGTCCTTCATCAAGGGATATTACTTTAAGATATTTCTTACAGAAGTAAACAGGGTCTTTAGAACACCTGACGTATTCTTTTACTTCTTCTTCTGTAAAATTATGTTGGACACCATCTCGTTTAACATTTATGTTACCGAGGTAAGTATCATTCCTCTGGTTCAACATCTATCACTTTACTTTCATTCTGTATCAGTCTCTGTAGGTCTGTTGTTGTTCCCACAAAAAGATTATTAGTTACCGTCTTGGCATCCTGAACAACCTCTTCTTTATTGATGTCCTTGTTCTTCTTATTCAAGTCCATCAACTTGTCATTTACATCTGCGATACCTTTTATCATATTTGATAGGACTTCGAAGGCACGAGGGTGTTCACTCTCACGCGCAACTTCAATCATCAAGTCTAATGACTCTCGACCTTTTTCTATCAACTCATAATATGTATCACGCGAATATTCATAATCCGCTTTAATAGTTTTTTCTTCACTCATTACAATCCATCGCTATCCATGTGTGTTAACGTAAATCCAAAGTCACTGTCCACACCCACTCCATTAGGTGTAGGAAGTAACTTAGTAGTATGTAGGTATTCGTCTGAGTCTGCACCCTGTAAGAAATAGTTTGTACGAACATCACGAATGATTTTCTGTCCGTCATCTGACAGGGGTCCATGTAATAGTATCTTCATATCAAAGTCAAGTGAATATACGATTGTTCTTCTATCACCCAACGCACCCTCAAAGTTGTCTTGCATCACAACACTACCGAGACTGATAGGAACATCTTCAAGTAATGTGGGTATGTCGGTAAAGGGTTTTACTGTTACAGTATATTGTGGTGTGAAGTAAGGGAGTATCTGTTCTACAATCTGTAGTGCATCATCTTGGTTCTTTGCATATACATTCAACTGAAAAGATATTGTATAAGGTGTCGCGGCATAGAGTTTCTGTCTTGTCACCACACTATTTGCGATTGCTGTTGACAATGTATTCATCTTAGGTAACTGACGAGTTGCATCATATACCATATTTGTAATCTCAAATGACATACGTGGTAACTTAATTGCGACCTTACGTTCTGCACCTTCTCCATTTGCCATATCTTCTATACGAGCAAGGAAGTTTCTTTTAGGTGCATATGACAGGGGAACCTTTACCTGAGATATAACTTGATTAGAAGCATTAGTCCTAATCACCTTAATATTATTGAACAAAGAACCGAATACGGAAACCGCAGTTCTGACTCTCTTGTGATAAAAATGACCACCAAACATTATTGCATATCTCCGAATGGGTTACTCTCTGAGAAGTCTAAGAAGTCTGACTCAAAGTCATCAAAGATTTTATTTTGTTCGTCGTTCTGTATTTTGTTTAGTTCTTCAACGAGAGTAGGTGTTGCAGACTTGTTACTTGTTGCCCCTGTCACAAGTTTAGTCGTACCAAACTCTTTGAACGTTCCGTCAGTTGAACCTGCGTGAGCAACATGCATAACATTATCGGAGTCACTCCAACGAGTAATCTCACCTTTCATAGAATATGTACTGAATGCTTGTGTTACTGTTTCACCTATTATGAAACCAGAGGCAGAGTCCCCACCGAATGTCAACTTATATTGGAACGCACCATCTGCTTCGATGTTGTCTATATTCGCAATGTTGGTATCGAAGTCTTCGTCGTTGTACTCGAATAACTCACAAGTAAGTTTGTATGTTGGGAGTTGACCAAGTTGGAAGAATGGGTCATAGTTGTTACACTTCATTATCTCGAATATAGAGTTGGACATCGGAAGATATATCAAGTCACCTTCGCGAGGTCTGAAGTTATTCTCTGTGAGTTTACGACCAATCAGTTCTTTCCATCTCTTTATGGAAACAACAAAGGTAGCAGTATCTCTTATTTCAATACCAAACTTCTGGAAGAGTTGACCCTCTCCTTCAAACTGATTACCATCGAGATACATCTCAATCTTGTATGCTTCACCAAATCGTGAAGGTACATCATCAAGGAATACTTTGTCCTTGTTGACTATCTCTCTTGGTAGATAGTATAGGTCTTGTCCATAGAACTGAAGTGATTCAATCACTAGACTTTCTACGAGGGACTGTTCTGACCTTACATTGTGTTTGAAATACTTACTCGTTGCCATTGTCTATCCTACGAAGAAATCTACTGGTGTATCATACTCGTTATATAGTCTTTGTCTTATGATTTCTATTTCTTGTTTTGCGTCTTCCACAATCTGTCTACCGTTCAATGTAACGCCTCCAGGAAGTGTAATACCATCAAACTTGACAAGGTTCTCACCCCATTGTAGTTTCAATAATGCAGTTGTATATTCTTTTACAAACATATTGTTATATACATTTGCAAGAGAAGTTGCGGTAGATACAAACATCTCTACCATAATCTTATTTCCTGCAATGAGTTCTCCCCCTGAACCAAGGTCGCCTTGGATATAGAGTTTCGCATCAATACGATTGAAGTTTACTTGAGGATGACCTGTGAGTTTCAAATCAATTGTAGAGAGATACTGTTCCATCTGTTCAAGATAGGCAAGGTCTCCGATACCTGTGTGTAAGTCTGTTAAGTCATTCAATCTCATCTGATATTTTATATCAAAGAAGTTTACAGATGATGTTGCACTGTTAATAGGAAATACACGATTGACACTAAGTATTCTGTCGTTGTATGCACCACCAAATGCCGTATTTAAATCTATATATCCGTTACTTATCATTGTAGAAGTTATCTCTACAAACTGAGCAATCCTTGAACTACCTTCACTATTGTATTCCATCCATAACTGTAACGCATCGTCAAGTCGGTCTTCTATCTGTTCGTCATCAATATTAATCTCGATAACAGGGTGACCTAACCTACGAAGACAATAGTCTATCAGTTGGTTCCTTGACTGTGGTTTCGCCATTTCTTATCTTCCTTCGTTTATAAGTCTTAATGCGCGAGGTATATTTCCTGCGTCCATTCTTGTCTGTATATCTGCTGTTGCTTCTGCAAGTATCGCGTTTGTTTCAGCACTATCCGAACCTTCTCTTAAATGTAATATAGCAGACATTCTTCTTTGGTCTGATTCATCTGAGTCGGGTGTTCCAATAAATAAAACATTTTGTATTGTAACCTTCATGGTTTTATGTGCTTGCTTTAATCCGTTTTCATCACTATCGCTCCCATCAGCATTAATTGAATTAGGGTCTGTTTTATCAACCAATTCAGTACTTAGTATCTGATGCGTTACTGTTATTGCCACTTCTTAACTCCAAATAGCAGTTGCTATTGTTTGAACGAGAGCATCCTCACCACTTACATCAGTAGCAGCACCGCCATCCTCAACAAACTTCTTTAATTCTGTTTTTCTGTGTTTCGCAACACCCTCTACACCATCTTCAGTATAGGTATCAAAATGTGATACTACTATTACAGGGTGTTTATCATTTGCGGTATCTGCCGCAGATGAATCCATTGCGGGTGTTACCAC